CTTTGAGAGTCGAGAACGGTATACCAAATCTTTCTGCTTTGTGAACGAGAGTAGAAGTTGCGGAATCTTCGGGAAGGACTGCATTCAACAATCTCTTGAGTGTAATACCCATCGAGTTATCATTCTCATTGAGAACGTCAATCGAATCACTAATGATGCCGACAAGCTGCATTGAAGTCTTGTTATCAAGACTCTCTACGATATTATTAAATTCTTCGTTTGTCGCCGGACTCGCAGTGAGGTGCTTTAGTTTTTCGCCTTTATTAAAAGAAGCGAGGCGACTAAACTCTGCCTTGCGTAAAGCAGGAAGTAATCGTGTTGCCAATTTTTTAATCAGCGCAACTTTCTTATCAACAACAGTATCGACTTGGATCTTTTCAGACGTAGATAACTCAGCATAATCAGTTCCTTTGCGAGCTGCAAAGCGCTTTTTTACGATATTTCTAGCTTTTATGATAGCTCGAGCCTTCAGTTTTTCTTCTGAGGCGAGCTTATGCTGAGATATTTCTTTTGCTCTCTGCATCTTCGGCGCTTTAGCTCTAAGAGAACGAGCCCTACGTTGCCGCTGGACAAGTGTCAAAGCTTTCTTTTCTTCTAAAGTATTAGTTAGGACTACGGCATCCTCATTATGCTGGCGATTTCCGAGACCCTTGAGCTGAGGACGAATCTCGATACCATCAAGCGGCTTGCCAGTTACAGATTTTCCAGTTGGATTTTTTAGTGTTTTCGTTTCAACTGGTTTTTTATTCTTATCTTCCATCAGAGTTTCCCTTGGGCTTATCTGTTACACAAACGGGATTGCCGTAGCCTAACCGTAAATCTATTTATAACAATAAAACTTTGACAAATCAACTAATCCAGTTTTTAAATCTGATAATGAATGATTCGTTAGTACCCATACCCTTACGAACATCGTGATATAATTCATCCTTATGAGCTTTGCTCATGCCGTCGGGAGCCATCTTGTGAAAAGAATCTTTATCACCAGAAGCAGCATGCTTACGCATAGTAGTACCAGAAGCTGACTCTATTCCGCCTCCGCCTTCTTTGCGTTCGCCGCCGACGGACTTGACTTTAATACTTTTAAAGTTATAATGGCCATGTTTTAGTTCTTTGCCATTATACTGATGTAGTAACTTGTGAAAGTCTTTAACTCGATCAGAGCCAACGTGCATAGTCACATGAGTATAACCAGCCTTATGCAGCTTCGTCATCTGATGAAGAAGAGTAGGATGCTCCTTTGTCATGGCTTCAACGCGTGCACCTTTGACAGCACGAGAAAGATGTTTAACTTTCTGCTCAGGAGTCAAAGGATTCTTCTTGGAATCTTGTGTTCCTGTAGTGAGTATCTTATGATCTGCGCCTTCTTTCTTGGCAGAATCCATTACGTGTTTTACAACCATCGCATGGCCGGCATGAACAGGATTAAATCTTCCTTGTGTGATATGAATCGACTTCATACTGCTTTGCCCTTATTAAAATTAGCCATCGAGAACTCAGCACGATCAACAAACTTAGTAGGACGATTATGTCTGACTACCACAAATCCTTCAGGTTTTGCTTTCTTTCCATTCAGGCTATGATTAAATTCTGAATTGCTAGAAAGTGTATTAGTTAATACGTTCTTCGCCCTCTGTAATGCCTTATGTTGATTTAAAACGGTTTTGAAGTGTGCTGAGTTCTGTTGAACATGTCCAAGTGCTGTTTCCATCGCAGCATTCTTCGCAGCTTTTGATTTATCAGTTTTTACGCTGTCAACCTTTTTCTGGTGCGATTTCATGTAGTGATTCATAAACCCTGCTACATTTGGTTTAGTACCGGTACGAACAGTGTGATTAATATAAGTCTTGAGAGGAATTTCATGTCCTTTGATCGCTTCATATGTTTCAGGTTTTGCCTTCTTGTTGGCTGCGGCCGCAGCAGACATCGCCTTTGTAAATCTTTCGCGATTCCGGGGAGTATACTTAATATTATCGAGCCGATGCTCGGTAGAAATCAAATGCACATCCTTGTGATTTCCAAAATCATTGAGCTCAGCACCATGTTCTGCTTGCATATCTTCAAGATTTTTGCCGTTATATTTTGTATGAACGGCAACACCAATCTTCGAATTCAGAGCAGCTTTGCCTTGAGGCGAAGCCTTTGGAGTAGAATATGTAATGGTATTCGGCGTGAAGTGCACTCGACCATCAGTGTCATGAAGGTCTTCAGCCGTGTGCATAATATCTCCTTGGAAAACCCCTTTCTTCGGCGTGATCTTCGGAAGGTGTTGCAAAGCAGCTTTCAGTTTTGACACTAGACCTGGAGCATGACCATGATTCTTCTGAATGTCGTCTTCGGTATAGTTGATCTTTGGATTTTTATTAAAAGCAGACTTCGATGCGACAAAGAATCTACCAGTTTGAGGATGCCTACCAAATACCACAGAAGGAGAACCGTCATACTTCATGGTAACTTTGGTATCGTTCTTTTTTCCAGTCAACTTATCATGCACATCTTTCAGATTGTGATAGGCATGAGAAAAGCCTTCGCGGCCGGCATTGATCACGTGATCTTCAGCATGCTCAAGATGCTTAAGTTTGGTTTCGTCTATCTCTTCTAAAAGGAAATCTTTGAATGTGGTCATTATTTTTTCCTACGAGAAGGGAATTGATTAAACATGGCTTGATATTTAGAGAAGTTCAAAATCATCTTAGTGTTCCAAACTTGCTCTTCGCCATCGTCTGTAGTCACCGTAAGAATTGCATTCGTCCAGATATTGCCTGTCATCTTAGCATTAATAACCGGCTTGCCAATTTTTTGGATCATCTTTTCCATAAAGCCATGATAGCTCGCTTCGGCCTCTTTTACTGCTTCCTCGATATAACGTTCGACCCTACTGTGATTTATTTCAACAATATCTACAGCAACTGATTTATATAATACTGGTTTATGTGTATCTTTTGGCTTTGTAATAGAAGTATACAGGCCGCGCTTTGCTTTAGCTGACTTATACTCAGATGTCCCCATGGTACGCGAGTTAGGGTACGGCGCGATCTTATTAAGATCATAATCAGCCTTTTTAAGAATTTCCAACTTGCTATTAATAAACTCAGTAGCACGAAGCTTCGCCATATTTTTATATTCTTGAAGATGGCTTTCAAAGATCTTGATCAATGAAGATGAATCAGCAAATTTGCGCTGCATCGTTGCAATTGCCGCATCCTTAGCTTCAGCGCGCTTCTGAGTAACCTTCACAACCTTTGACTTAAGAGCCTTAAGATCTTCTCCAACTGGCTGCCAATTCTTTAGGTATTGGCGAGCAGCCTTCAGCATAGTTTTATATCGTGGATTATTCTTCTTTTCAAGCTTGGTGACTAGCTTCTCAATCTTGCCGTGACTCGTAAAACCGTCAAAGCTCGTATAATATAAATCATTGAGATCCGGATCCCGATCTTCTCGTTCAGAACGAACAAGGTCAAGAAGCGAACCGGGTTTGCCATCAAGTGAACTTCCACTCTTCATGACACGCTTGGACTGAAGAACTAAGTCCTGATATGCGGGATTCATGATTTCGCCGGCTTTTTTATACGCAGCAATCGCACGAACAATCTCATCGTGCGTTGTCATGCGTGATTCTTTAATGTAGCTTTTAAAAGATTTCATCGTACTGTCTTTACCGATCCATCAGGATTTACAAAATATGCTTCGAAAGCAATATCCGGATATTCTTTCTTCAAAGAAAGAAACGCATAAAGATTGCTAGGAGCATCATCAAACAACCGAAGCTTTACGTAGTTCTTTGTATTTATATATTTACGGAAGATAATCTTCTTGGCTTCAGCCGAAGAGTCGATCTGCAGATTACCGGCACGTTCGACATGGATGTTATCGATAGGTAGACCATGATCTCTGAACGTCTGAAGGAAGATTTCTTTGTTATCAAAGTCAGCACGGGCAGTGCAGATAATCACTCGGCTGTGTGGATTCTTCTTTGAGTTAGCAAAGATAGCCTTCGTTTTGGCAACCATGCGGGTAATAGGCTTTGATGACTTGCGAAATACCTCAGCATTCGCAAACTCGCCGAAGTTATACTCTTCACCCTTCTTACGCTTATAGGTATTAAATTCTTGGTTATCTAGCATTCGGACAGTCTTGCCGTCTTTGACAACAGCAACCTTGGCATATGTATGAAACAGTGTCTCATCAATATCGAATATTGTGAGGGTGCCTGAACCAACAAACTCTTTGAATCTTTTCTTTATCATATTTTAATCTACTATAGTTTTGATAAAATGTACACTACTTTTTTAGCATAAAGCCAATTTTATTTCCACCAGGTTCTGCGGCATTTGAGTGATACTCAAAAACGAAATTGCTGTTTTTAAAACCTTTTAATTCGTATTTCAACGCCGTAGATGTCAGATAGACATATAGCTGTTGAATGTTATTAGTACGAACAACATCAGTTAGGAAATCTGTATTCTTTTTGTTTTTATTAACCTCATCAATAAGCGCATACGCCATTGGCGATAGAATGATGCCATTCTTTTTTTTAGATGACACTTTCCAAATATCTTCAAAGGTTTTTAATTTTGCAGACCTACCGATTTTATTATAAAAATGTTCTGTTATTTCGTCGTGTGCAGTTTTAGCATCACTAAATTTTTTACACCAAATTTCGATATCGGCTGCGGTATAAGGCGTTTTTCCTATAATATTGCCTACCATATTATATAACGGAGATTTCACAACTTTTGCGGCTTGCACAATTCCTTCTGTTCCGGAATTATTAACAACAGCACCAATAAAATTATGAACAAGCTTATCACTTGTATCTTTAAATGTTTTTCTTCCAATCATGTTCCAAACAGACGAGATAGATGGCGCTGCACCGCCGCCGGCCTTCGCAGATACGCCAATTTTAAGCCCGCTTTTATAAACACCATAATAGTCAACCAATGGTTCGTTGCTTTTAGCAGGAAACTCAATTGATACAACGTCAGAATCATAGTTGTTTAAGAACCACCACGCTCCTGCAAGTTCTCCAAAGTCCTTAGCAATGATAGCAATATCTTTAGTAGATATATCTTTAGTAGCTTTATTAAAATTACTATTATTTTTTTCGCTTGTTTCTAGAAACATTTTTAAAAACTGTTTAACATGTGGTGCAACCAATTTACAATTATCAATTGCTTTATTTACAGTAGCAATATAATTTTTTTTAGTAATCGTTTTACCGCCAAGACCGAGGCCATCGGGTGTTAGAACTTTGTTTCCAATTGTTTTTACATTACTAGGATCGGATGAGCTTCGAATACCAGGTTTTTGTAGCATATCAAACTTAATACGGGACTTATATGTTTTACCGGCAGCTTGGTATTGAATAACCGGCTTAGAATCATAATCTTTTATATCAAGAAATGTGATTTTTTGACCCTGCGCGAGATTACCAATAACTTTAGTCTGATTGGTAATGTCATAAATGTCAGAAGCTTTTTTGACAAGTGTTTCTACATTGCCATTGCCTTTAAAATACTTTTCCCATGCTGATTTACCGGTTGTGGCCAATACTAAATCCCCTTTTGTTTATTTATCAAAAGCAAAAAAAAGGTCTTCCCTTGAGCTTGTGCATCAGAGGGGAAGACCGTGTTAATTCTATTTATAATGTATTTAGGCTGCTATTGCAAACCATTCTGGCACTGGTCGTTTTGTCCAAGCCATCTTAAAGCGTTCCTGTTTCGTCTGATAGAACTTACGATAAGATCCTACAATGTCATTGTAGTTAATACACTCAGGAAAGTCCTTCATCGCCAATGGCTGAGGTGTCTTATAACCGACTGGAATGTTACGAGGCAATTGCTTGAGTGCTTCTCGTAACAGCGTATCAGTGCTATGAATCTTACCATAACGATACGTATACTCATTACAGAGAGCAGCAAAGTGCACCCAATGCCAAGTGTAGTTATTATTACTTACTGCAGTCCATATCGTACAAGGATGATGCATGTGCACGGCACGATAAAATGTATCTTCGCGTTCGTCAGGCAAAGTCCATGCCTTCGACATCGTCTTGCCAGACTTTGAAAGAATACGGCACTGCTCACCATCAAGCATACGATGTACCGTCGAGAGCATCTGGGCGCTCTCGACGATCATCTTTACCACGTGCTTGTCACACTGCAGTTGAGCAGCCTTCACAGGATCAGTATCTAATACAAACACATTCATGACCACATTTCCTTATCGTTTAGCATCTTGTCTCGTTCCTCTGGAGTTATCTTATTCGTAAGAATACTATACACCGTAATACAAATAATGAACACCATTAAAACGAGTAACATTATATTTGTAATCCTGTCACTTGTTTCAAATACTGCGTAGCAACCTGCTGGCTAGTCTCAGTAGCACCGACGATCATAGTATCACTGATCGCAACATTATTATCAGGAGCCGACATCATCCATGGCATCATAGCAAAACCCTGAGGCCCCATACAAACTGCACGAGGCTTAATCAGTTCAACAATTCCACCTTCCTGCTTGACACGGGCAATCAGCTCTTCGCCTGACATTAGTTTAATTGTATATACTTTATTTTGTTCCATATTCCACCTTTTTATAAATTCGACGTGTGCCCTTCCAGACTTTTATTCCACAGCCGTCATATTCCCATTCGCGCAAATCCGGATCGAGTTCTTTCATATCTGGATTTGGAATATTATAGATCACTTCATACACAGAATTAAATTTCTGCTCTTCTGGCCAATCTTTGGCATAGTTATTGTCTTCGTCGAATGTTCGAAGATATTCTGCATCATCGATAATACGAGCAGAAATGATCGTTTCATCTAGGTGTAACTGACTAAACTCTTCGACCTCATTCAGCGTTACAACATCTTTGGCATGTTCTGCGCTTTCACATTCGATGACGTATCGCATACGAAAGAAATCAACAGTTTCTACAAGATACTTAGCCATCGTTTTTCAATCCCATTTCCTTGAGTTGATTAGTAGTCGAGTACCACTTCAGCATAAGCTCGACTGCGTCGATATGCTTTTGGATTTCTACATCATCAGCTTCCTGATTGCCCCGTACAAATACCGAGCGTGCGTTACAGAGATCATTCTTAAAACTTTCCCAAGTATCACGAAGTTGGCTAACAACGATCTCATCGACCATTTCATAATTTAAATCAATTGTATACTTATTACTCGTCATGTTAACTTTTCCTTTTCAACAATAATTGAACAACACTTACCACCAAACCCAAACGAATTCACAAGAACCTTCTTTACTTCGGTCTTAATATTCTCTGTCACCACATTCATATCAGTGTCTTGACATCCAGCAGTATGTGGAATCACACTGTTCTGAATTGAAAGAACACTATAGATAGTCTCAAGCAATCCATAGGATTGTCTCCTAACGCGTCGATCATGCCAAAGCCAACTATACAGGCTTCTTTCATTAGTTATAATTCCTATCGCGGGTAATGAACGGTTCTAGCTGCTCGGCGAGAAAATCAGAGACGGCATTATAGTCACTATCCTCGTTTAGATCAACTCTCATCACGTTTGTTAAGAAGTCATATAGACGTAAAGTAAGGGTATCGATATCGTCAGGGCTCATCGCGCTGTCCATTCATATTCAGAGTTACCAGTCTTGAAGCGTACATATTTAGTACCATTTTCCTTAGTACGTTCTTCAAGGATCTCCGTAATTGTTGTAGTTTGCCACCAATCTTGTGCAGAATAAGTTCTACCATAATGACTGCCTACAATCATCAGACTACCAACTTGTGGTTCTGCATTCTCTTTGATTTCTGTATTAACAATCTTACCGAATCCATATCATATACTGGCATGACTAACTGACTCATTCCACCAGAATCGCCGGCGCCATCTCGAGTTCTACGCAGGGAATATTTCACAATGAAACTACCTTCTTATAGCGGTTTATAACACCATCTGTTTCAACTACCATGATCTCGTTCATATCTTCGTGGTGTGCCATGATTCGCTGTTCACCATCTGCAATGATACGATCAGCTTCACGCAAGGTTCGAAGCATCGCATTAGCAATACCGAACTTATTTTTTCGCCCAGAATCGATAGCCTCTTGCACAACTGTCGCGCACAAATTATATAATTCTTCGGACAATTCCCACGAATGATCAATCGCTTTACCAATACCACCTACACGTCGAAGATATTCTTGTCCACCATCGACCGAGACAGCACCGCATTTACAAGTCACAAAGTCGTGCCGAGTCCGAGAGAATATGCGATCCCTACATTCCAAACAAGTTAGCGAGTTCTCAATAATCATTCTGCTATTACCTTTTCATGCACGAGTGTAATATGTTTACATTTATTATAAAATGTGAAACCAGGACAATCACACACCCAACCTTGATTGAGCATCGTAACATGATATTGCTTGCCTTTACAATTTATATATGGCCATGTTAGCCCGACCAAATGGTGATTGTAAAAATCAACACCGGCCATTGCAAGAGGCGTACGAAAAGGTGAATAAGTTGGTGTATGGTCAATCATAGGTTCACCTTACTACAAAAATTTAATTTTGTACACCCCCTAAAGCGAGAAGAATCAACATTATAAAAAGAAATCCATAAAGAGCAAATCGAAAAAAATACTTGGAGACCTTCAACGCTACCCAAAGAAAGAAGCCCAGGATCGCCAAGAACGGCAACGATGAGAGGATGAACAAGAGACTCAAGCTCGCCGCTTACCGGTTGCCGGATCTGCCGCCTCAGACTTGGAAAGGACAACAAGTCCACCTTTATTATAGGCCTGGCCGATGATATAATTGCTACTTACTGCAATCTTCTCACGCTCATAAGAGAGATCTTTTGTAATGTGCCTGCCGATTTCGTTCTGAGAAGGATACTTCTTACGATGATCTGATATGTTGTAATTAGACATCGGTGTGCCAAGAAGCTTTGGCTTATAATTACCTGCTCGGTAATCTTGATATTCTTCGAACGTCTTTGGCTTCAGGTTATTACGCTTACAAAACCTACAATCTTCGAGCCAAGCCAAACTAATTTTGGTGTACTTCGAAGTTGTCATTTTAGACTTACGCTTGCCATGATGTGTGGTAGTGTAAGCAGGCCCAAGAAGATGCATTGTCATAAGATTTCTCCAAATACTAAAATACCGCCATTCATCTCAATTATAAAATTCTGTTTCTTCAATATAAAAACTAGAGATCCAATCACTTGAACTATTTTCTCTCAAATTAAGTACAATTATTTGATGATCTTTACCTTATATCCCAAAAGATCTTCAAGCTCACTAACAGTAAGTTCCTTGACCACCACTGGGTTCATCCGAGCATTGAACTCTTCTTCGGTAAGCTTTTCACCATGCAGATACCAGGACTTGTCACCATTATCCCATTCAACTGCTGGACCATCCTCACGATGGCGCTCACCGTTCAGATACCAGTGCTTGTCGCCGTTAGTATATTCGATAGCAGGACCGTCTTCACGATGGAGCTTGCCATTCAGATACCAGTGCTTGTTGCCGTTAGTACATTCGATAGCAGGACCGTCTTCACGATGGAGTTTGCCATTCAGATACCAAAGCTTGTCGCCATTATCCCATTCAACTGCTGGACCATCCTCGCGATGGCGCTTGCCATTCAGATACCAAAGCTTGTCGCCGTTAGCATATTCGATAGCATTGTACTCGATCATTTGAAGCTTCCTTTTCATCATCTTATAGATCACTATACCAAAGTTTTGATAATATGTACATGTTTATTTTTAAAATTATGAAACTATTTCCACCTTGTAACCAAGCAAAGCTTCAATCTGACCGACAGTAAGTTCCTTT